CCAACCAGCAATACACAAGCATAACAATGGATTTAATCTATGAAAAGGTCAAATCTGCTTGCAAATCTCTTCTTTCGTCAGACTTAACCCCTTTGAGTTCTTATCCTCCACAGTATTGTTCAGACTTTGTCAACAGTATCAGATTGTGCCAACACGATCTTATACTCAAATCGTTCTGTCTCAGCAATGGGATAAATATGCAAGACGAAAAAGCGAATACCATTGATCAATTTTCTAGAAGAGAAAATCTTGTTTTCGATCCTCTTGATGATCCTTCCGACATAAGAAGAACACCAGATTTGGTATTTAAAATCGAAGAGAAGGTTTTTGTTTACGATGTTACCTTAACCGAAGGTAGCACCATTACTGCTCGGTCAAACAAAATCTTAAAGTACTCTTATTGGAGGAATTTGAATGCAGAAGTCATAGTAGATGCTGTTGCCATAACTAGGTCCTACGAGTCTATCGACAGGTATCTACTCTACAACAATTCTCCATCTGAATTGATCAGAATGTCTAGAGACATGATGCGATTATATTCAGAAAGCATGAGATTATGTCAGGAGAATCCGGAATTCCTAATAATCGAAGCTATTCTAACAGGAGAAGATCGCCCAAATGCGGAAATTTTTGAAGTTGTCGATATAGACTTCGGGAAGGTGCCAGACAATGTTATAGAGAGGTGTTTCAAATCTAGAGGATACTTTGAAGATTATATGTCTAATAGGGGCATCTTCAAGGGTTTTACAGATGATAGTTATGAGGACGGGATATTTTTTGAAAATCTCATATCCAGAATCGAACCGGGGATAGTAGATATATTGAAAAGATCTGAGTCCGAATTATTAGCAAATACGATATCAAAACGTGTTTGTACGGAAGCAGCAGAATTGTTAATTAGTAAATTTGACTCGACACACTGCTTTGTCCCGAAATGTTCAAAAATCATCCCAATTCCTATGCTCAGGTTAAATCCTGCGTTATTTCCCAAAACTGCTACAGTTGCGTTATTAAAGTCAATGGCCTTAGTCACAAAAGAGGACCACTACTTTTCGAAAATACTTTTAACAGCATCTTCAGTTTTTGATAAAGATTCCGAAAATGTTTTCATAGGTGGGTTCAATGTTGAATCAGATGAGAATTTATCTTCTGCGAGATCTAGGTTTGCCAATTCTCAAAATGATCTTTATCATAGAGTTCATGCAAAAGTTTCTGGTAAAAGAACCATAAGGTTCAATTATGAAAGGATAGAATCTGGCATGACTGCTACAATAGCATCTTCTGTAGGAGTAGGATATTTGGACTATTTCGGAAAAGATAAAAGAGTTCAAGATGGTTCTACCAGTCTTCCATGGGATACTGATCTTTCCAATGTGTATGAATTGATTGAATGGATGATATCAGAGGGGTTACCAGTGGAAGACTCGTTCTTAGACGGACTAGTAGTGGAAACAGCAAAGCCACTTTTTGACGATATTCGTTCAGAATCTCTCTTTCAACTTTTTTCTTTGTTTAGTAACATAAAAAGGCATAATGTTTTTGCCTTGGCAGATTTTTATGATAAGATATTCAAAGAAATTGCATTTCTAGCTGAAACAAACACGAAAAAGTCCGATATATCTTTTTCATCGATAGCATCATCTAATACGATATTGGCTGTCTATGGAGGTCAACAATTATCGAGGTTGAATTCAAAAAGATTTATTCAAATAGCAAGCGTTGTCGGACCCAATGATGATTTCCCATTTAAGGCAAGTCACAACTATAGATTCATGAAGAATCTGAAAGGAGAAGACATAATTTATGTGGATCCAATTAGCATTGATTGCTTAACAGTCGCACATCATATGCTTACAAAGAAATTTGTCTACGACATATGTTTGGGTCTGCTGCTTGACTCTTCAAAAACCATGCCTTTAAGTAGAGATGACAAGATATTTTACTTCTTCACAAACACCATATTGAGGTTTAGTAATGATAAAGCTACGTCAGATATGGTTATGGATGTAAGGTATATCTTTATGTCCTTGAATGGAATCAGGGCAGAATTAGTAAAGATGACCGAAAAAATTTACAATCCGTGTAGAAAGGAGTTGACTATGTATTTCTATCATCAGATTGTTAAAGGCTTGATGGATTGGTTTGATTCTGACAGAGAGTGCTGTGTTTCCTTAACAAATATGGACACGGACGAGCTGGCTTCGGTTTGTAAATTTCCTAGGCTCTTAGGTCCTGGTATTAATACATCTGTGAGTGAGTCTCTTGTGGAATGTTATATTTATTCTGCAGTTTCTAAGGAAATCAGGAGTAGGTATCATGCAATGGCAGCTGCCTTTAACAAATTAACTGAATCCTCTTCAAAATATTATGAGAACTTTAAGTTAAATCCGGATCTTGTACAAGGGTTTTCAGAAACCAGCACCATGAACTTTGAAGTTCTCGACGGTCCTGGATTAACGACATTCTCAATGAAAGCAGTAGATTATGCGGGCAAATTAATTCGGGATAGCTTACCTTTGGCAAAAGTTAAAAAAGATATATTAACAGGTAAACTAGCTGGATCGGTATCTGAGTTTGCAACCAACAAATCGATGGTTAAAGAGCGGCTTTCTACAACGTTAAAAGAAGAGTATGAAAAATCCTTGATTAAAAAGGTTAGAGTGAAGAAAATGATCGATGGAATTGCCAAGTATGAACTAGTCGAAAAAGTCGTTATAAAGAAAGTTGAAGAGAAACACTCTACGGTCATGAAAGGTAGGGCCAAAGAGTATGAGTGGTTAAACGGGTATGCCGACCTGAAGTTTGTAGAGTGTGATATGAAAACAAAGGCAATTGTCATGTCAACAGATTATGTTTTCAAAAACCAGGAGACCAGCTGCGTCAAATTGGTTCAGAAAATTGTATCAGATTGGTTCCCAGCTTATTTGACTTTATTTCCAAAAAACCAGTATGGCAAAGGAGGTCGGGAAATAGCTATACAGGATTTTAACACAAGGGTTAACAACTTCTTCTTTGAGAAGATTGCTGAGTGTATGTGCAAATGTCTGGAAGAAGAGACTATATCGAAAGCTTCCTCTAAATACTTTATGCAAGAATCCATAACAAAGGACTTTGTTTCCAAGCAGTTTACTGCAGAAATTGATCCAGACAGTTCTGAAAAATTCATTAAGAAAACATTTTTCCTGAACGAGGATCATACCCGATGGGGACCAACTACTAATGCATTACTTCTAGCAATGTTAATGCGTCCAACTTTAGACATCGTAGACAAGCGAATGTTCAATATGGTTTTGTTTGCAGCACTTAAAATGATGGACAAAACTGTAGAGATACCAAAAGAAATCTTTTTGTCTTGGAAAAGATCTTATGACTCAGGTTCCATGGATTCATATCAAAAGGAAATTTTTGAGAATTTTTCCAAAACCGGAGAAATTACATTCAATCTAGCTATTGGCATGATGCAAGGGATATACAATCTCGGGTCATCATTAAATTCAGTTGCGAGATGCAAATTATCAAGGAAAGTTCTGGATTATTTTGAGACTAAATATGGTTTTGAGATTGAAAGTAAAACTCTTGCTGGTTCTGATGATAAAGAAACAATCGGCTGCACTAGGATACTTAGAAAGAAAACCCTATCCAATGAGTCATTCCAATCGTATTTCAAGGCAGAAACGGTCAGGTCTGTTTTATTATATGAGTATATAGAATCAAGTTGCTCCAAACTCCTCAACATGAAAAAGTCTCCCGAAAAAAGTGTTGCTAGTGTTAGGATTGGAGAATATAACTCCAATTTCCTCATGGATGACTCTGTAATCAGTCGAAGATACATTGAGTATGGTGCTTTATCATCCAATTGCAAAGCTATATCTTATGGCTCAGATGTCACAGGAGGATTTAACGGCATCGTCTCTCTTTGTCAACATGGTATAACAGAAGTGAACTGTCTATTGTTCCAACTAACGCTGAAGCAACATCTCGATTCAATTTATAATTTCGGAAGGGGAAATAGCCGCGACATGGAAGAAATATTTGGCTGCAAAAGAGAATTCATCCCGTTAGAATTAGGCGGTTTCCCTATTTTGACAGTGACTGAATTACTGACTGGCTTTAAGCATAACTCCATTTCTAAAGTCTTAGATAATGGTTCCATAAAAGCAAAACGAGCCATGCTCCGGATGCTATCACCCAAGAATGTTATGTTGAAAGAAACTGAACTCGATGATTATACTGAGCCAGAAATGAGCAGTTCTATCGGGTTGAATTATGTTGTTCGGGTTAATTCAAAGGTCGGTAATATAACGCGACATTTTGAGGATACTTACAAAACCGACATAGATAAAACAAAACTTAAGATTCAATCGGAACCATGGATACCATTTGTTGATCCCATAAACCCAGATGATTTCCTATTGAAAATGGAAAATAGAGTTTTTTCCTTCCAATCGAAAGTGGCATTTTCTTATGAAAATGATATTTCGAATATGATCCGGATGGCTAGGATGGCGTCTTCAAAGGTTTGTTATGTTGGTCCTCATAAAGAAAAATCAAAAATCAACAAAGAAGAACTAAAAAGTTTCAGAGATGCCATAAGCGATTATATAGATTCTTCAATGAGTCCAGATTTTGACGAAGAAATTGGAATATCGGAAATTGAATGTAATCGATTCCTCAAATCAAATGATTCGTTCACTCTTTTATCAGATTATGCTAAATCTCATATATTAGCTAGAAATGAAGGGAATTGCATTTTCCGTGTTGCCAATTACAAAAGATCAACGAAATCCTCAATCATTGCGATCAGATCTATTTCTACCAAAAATAAACCTCTAAATGTTGTGATTGCAAAGTGGTACCCGTCTTCCGTCAATCGATCTAGGAACCTCATCCGAAACCAGAATTATTTAGAAAGAGATTTTGAGAGGTTATCACAGCGTTTCAGTTTTTTGAAGGACACTGTAGAAGAAACTGCAATAGAACTATTTGGTGTTTCTACAGAAACTTCCAGGAGGGCTGCTTTTAACACCATGACAAATGTCTTGAGGTCCAACGATCGTGTTAAAATTACCTTATTGTCAAATGTCAATCGCACTTTTGTGGACGATGAATTCATTAGGCTTATAGTATCTCGGAACATTTATGCAGGTAGGGAATATGCCATTGTTACGCGAGCCACCAGCTTTGTCCCGGAGGATTCTATAAAAGAAAATTACGCTCGAACAATTGAACAGATTGTTGTTGCCATGTCAAGCGGTTTGATTTATATTCAAAACTCGCTTACAACTAAGGATGAAAAAATGCTTCTTGGCAAAGAGTTTTTGGAAGACTTTACATCTTCATTAGTCTCAACACTGCCCACTGCAATGATTATCGGTGAAAGTGTTTGTTTGAACTTTTCAGATGTACTAAAGCGGATCCCACCGTCAGTATTTATGAGTCTTTCAATTTCGCCAAAATCTAAAAAATCCCTAGTATGCGCAGCAAATATTCTATCTCCACAACTAGGTATGGAATTTGAAGAGGAATATCAAGTTTACAACCATGCCATATCAATATGGTATTTGAAAGAACAAACCTTCAAAAAGGGCAGTTACGATATTAGAAGTGACTGCAAGATTGGTGTTACTTATAGAAAAAACATGGATCTTTTGGTGGAATCTAAATCATCCAAATTGACAATAACACTAGATCGGACAATTTGGGGGCTTTCACCTGACCTAACTACAGCACTGAAAGTGGTTTTGAATAACACTTTTACAAATAAATCTTGTAAAGGTATCAGAGACTGTTTGGAAGCATCAATAGATGATTCGATGTTTGATCTTTACGATGGAAAAGATAAAACCGGTCATGCTGTTTATGAACTTTCAGGCAGGTTGTTTGTTACGAGGATATCCAAAATACCAATTGGTACCAGAATATTAGCAAACACGAAAGTTGTTTTTGGAAAAATTCAGCACTCAGATAGTTTAAATTTTGAACCAGCTTTTGGTGGATTGGTCGAGAGTCAAAACAATTACTCTTTGGGTCGAATCATCCATGATAAATTTGTGTCATTTTATGACATAACTTCTCAACTTTTTGATCCTGCAACTCTTATTCAAGATGGCGATAGGAAAATAGGGATCCTAGGTGAAATCTCTGACATATTCTCTAATAAGAAAGTCCCTACAGATTCTCTCCACTTGAAAATTGAATTGTTGGCTAGTAAAATCGACCTCTCACCAAAATACGAAGAATTCAGAATAATTCCTGAAAACTGGGATGATAACTCTGAAAATAAAACTGAATCTATTGAAAACCCCGATGATATTGTTGACGACATAGACTTTGATTTCTTTGACTTGCAAGTTACAGAAGGGACAGCAATTGAAGATGTCCAATTTGATGAGTCTAATGACTTTGTTGACATGACTGAAATAGTATATAAACCAGGTAAAAAATTCCCCAAAAGCCGAACTAAAGTTAGATTCACGGAATCATATTGTAATATGGTTAAAAAGCTTTATAAAG